CCATTGGCGAGTGCTTGTGGGCTGTCAAGTCTTTGTCTAACACCGAAGGTGCTTCTCAGGCCGTCACCACTGCCTACCAGCAGTCCCTTGTTGCCGCCTCTATCTATGTTGACTTCATCTTCTTGGATACTGACGAGCGCAGAAAGATGGCCCAGAACCCCCATGAGTACCTCATTGAGCAGCTCCAATACACTGGTGATGAGTCGGTCGGATCTTCTTCCAATAAGATCAAGATCAACTTCAACCACCCCTGCAAGGAGCTCATCTGGGTTGTCCAGCCCGATTCCAACGTTGACTACTGCAATGCCTTGGAGGGTGGATCTACCTTGTACAAGGTTATGGGACCCCAGCCCTTCAACTACACCGATGCCATTGATGCTCTCCCTCCCTCGATCGCCGTCTTCGGTGGTCAGGCTGAGACCTCTGGTATCAACGCCTTCATCTCCGGTGGTGTCTTCCAGATGCCCGGTGCTCTTGACGGCCTTGTGTCTGCCGGAACAACCACCGGCAATGCTGCTGGCTGGGACCACGGCATCCTCGATTCTAACCCTGCTAGTTTGAACAGCGGCTCCCTCGTCTCTGATGCCGGCACATTCGTGCTCGCTGAGACCGCCCTCAACATGCACTGCTGGGGCGAGAACCCCGTTGTCACCGCCAAGCTCCAGCTTAACGGCCAGGACAGAATCTCTGAGCGAGAGGGTTCTTACTTCGACGTTGTCCAGCCCTTCCAGCACCACACCCGTGCCCCCGATACTGGCATCAACGTGTACTCATTTGCCCTCAGGCCTGAGGAGCACCAGCCAAGCGGCACATGCAACTTCTCCAGAATCGACAATGCTACCCTCCAGCTTGTCCTTTCTTCGGGAACTGTTGTTGGAACCAACACTGCCAAGGTCAGAGTGTATGCTTACTCTTACAATGTCTTGCGCGTGATGGCTGGTATGTGTGGAGTTGCATATTCGTAAAATTTAATGCGAATAAATGTGCGTTCAAAAGACGCGCAAGTGGATTTAAAATCTGCTACATCTCCAAATTGCGGGAAACCCCTCAAGGTATGAAATACTAAGCTTGTCAAGAAATTGGTAGGTGGCTTATGATAACAACATAAGGTACAGTAAAAAGTTTCATATTATAGGGCAATCCGCAGCCAGTCTTCTAAGTCCGTTATGATAGGATATGAAGGCGGTTCAACGACTAAATGCTGATGGGCGTGAGAAGAATAATCACCTTCGATGATCGCTTAAGATATAGTCTATCCCCACTCGAGAGAGTGCTGTGCCCTTTTAAAAAGCACAGAGTAGCAACATCCGGAAATGTTTGTTGTGTTATTACTGGTATTAGAGCTTAAATTTCCAATTGTGTTTGATAAAAAAACCAATGTTTTTTATCAACCCTTTCTTTTGTCAGAAAGCAATCTTATATGTTGTGCTTTGTATTCTTCGTCGCTGTATTTTATGTTATTATCTATTGTGTTTTATTTTTTTATTCCTATTAGGATTTAACATGTTTGTGATATAAACACTTGGTTCTGTTTGTGTTTTATTTATTGAATTTTCATATATTTTTTTTAATTTTTCGAAAAGAACATCATAATCCATTTCTTTTTTCATAATATTACACTGACCGCAACACGCATTGACATTTGCCAAGGTATATCCAATATCATTATCAAATCGGTCAATACCATTCATATGATTTTCATCCGTTTTCTTACCACAAATATAACAATTTTCTTTAATTAAATCATAATATTTTTCTTCAGACAATTCAAATATATAATTACGCTGTTCCGCATTTGTCTTGTATTTTGAATAATATGAGCCAGATTGATTTGAAAACGCATCTGGATATCTTTTTCCATTTATTATCATACTATTATGTGTCAAAATGTGTTCGACACGCTGAATAAATGTTATATTGTCCACAGCACCTTTCATCATATTACATTCAGTACAGCAGCTAACACAATTATCAATCTCATAACCTTTTGTGCTATCCATACGGTCAACTCCATTGAACCCTTTATCTTGCGTAATTCCACAGTAATAACACGGGTGTTTTGTTATTGTTTCAAATTGTTCAATTGTCAAATCAATACTTCCACCATAAATCCGATTACGTCTATTTAAATCTATTAATGCCACTTTTTCGGGATTTGCTTTATTCCATTCATTCTTAACCGCCACCCGCTCTGGCTTTTTAGAGTTTTTCCTATCCAGCTCGCGCACATGTTCTTTGTCGCGCTTCTCATTTTGCCTCGCAAACACATCGCGACATGCCTTACATGTCTTGGTTTCCTGACCATTTGCCCCCACATAACAATCCACTGGATTCGACTTACAACAAACTGAGCATTGCTTGACGCCATCGATAACGTCAGACACCACTGCGCTTCGCACGGCATGGTCTCGCACCCGTTCCTTTTCCAAACATTCCGCACAACTCCGGTTCAAGTAGTCCGGCGACAACTGGACACGACATCCGCGCAAGTACTTGGCACAAGGTCGCGTGCCGGCATTTGTACATTCATCCACAAACACACAAATCTGATGGAGTCCGCAATACGCATTGTCGGCGGATTTTGAATGAGTACATCCGGGTTTTCCACACGGCACGACAACTGATGTGGCGCGCAATTTTTCACGATTGGCTGTGCCTCGACTGTGACAAGTAGAACATTGATTTATACCGGGTTCCAAATAATACATCTTCTTACACCCGGAACACAACCGCGTTTGCTCGAGCATTGTCTCGGTATAATCGTTCATATACTGGTGGTTCTTACAGAATCGCGAACCAACTTGGTAATAATTGCGACAACTGTTGTTATTGCGGTCTTTTGCCAAACACTTCATCGTATATGCTTGACGGATTGAGTTATATATAAGATTTCAATTTTATATGTAAAATTGAAAACACAAGTGTATAATTATTAATAATATATAGTATAGATGGCATTTACAAAGAATGTTGATGAACTGGTGGATATGTTCAAAGCAAAAAAAGATAGCGTCACTAGATTTGTTAGAAAAAACTTTAAAGAAGGCGTCAACTTTATCGAAGAAAAACAATGTGAAAAGTTAAATTATAGAGGTGGTCACAATCGCATACACATGTTACTTACAGAAGACGCATACAATCTAGTAAAAAATACATACAATCTGAAAAACCGGTATATAAAAAAAATAAATGAAAATTGCGGTCACGTAAATGTTGTCATGTGTATCGAAACCCAGACAATCGGGTTCATAGAGAACTCGTTTTCAGAAGCACTGCGATTAACGCGTCAAAAACGGTTTGGAACATATTATATTGATTTGTATTTTGAAGATTACAACTTGGCGATTGAATGTGACGAAAACGACCATAAAGGCCGTGATATAACATATGAACGCACCAGAGAGCAATATTTATTAGAACAAAATATTACAATCCTACGATACAATCCAAATGATAAAAACTTTGATTTGTCAAATGTATTGCGGAAAATTACAAAAGTATTGTTTACTAAGCTGGAGGCACCAACTGTTATCAGGGTTGATTTTGATTCGTAATTGCTTTTGAAAAGCAAAAGCGAATAATAAAAATGCATCGACAATGTTTGCTTTTTGTTTTCAAAAGCAAAACATCCGATGCTTTTTTAGTAAAACAAACAATAAATTATTATTATATAAATAATAATTTATAATTATAGTATTATATGGAAAAATCGGAGATTATTGATAAAATTAAAAGTTGTATAGAATGTACAATATGTTTTGAAAAGTTTATTAATCTTTCGTATGAAAAATTATGTATTTTTTATGAAGACAATAAAAATATACTACCAGAAACATTTGAAGATGATACTTCTTGTCGTTGTTTTGAAGATAGGTTTGAATGTTTGGTCTGTAAAAATATAATATGTCGTAAATGTTATTGGAGTTTTGAAAATCATAAATACAAGCCGACACACGAAGCTGACATTGGACTTTTTGAATATTGTGGTTCGTTAGATGAATCTGGGTTAGT